CTATTTTGGCGCTTTCCCCAGCTGTTCATCCAGGTAGTCCGACCACCATTGCATCAGATCATGACGCTCTGCCATGTACTGGGCATGGTTGTAAGCACGGCGTACCTTGTTGCGATCACGGTGTGCCAGCTGGCGTTCAATCACCTCTGAACGAAAACCGCTTTGCTCGTTCATGATGGTCGATGCAAGCCCTCGGAATCCATGGCCCGTCTGCAGGCCGCCAAATCCCATAATTTTTAACGCCCGATTCATTGTCTCGCTGCTGATGGGCGTAGAGCGAGGGTTATGCACGCCGGGGAACAGAAAGGAGTGACGTCCAGATAAGGCCCGCAGCGATTCCAAGATTTGAATGCTTTGGCGCGATAGGGGCACCAGGTGGTCTGCAGCGCTATGCTTCTGGATCAGCCGGCCTTTCATGCGCTCTGCCGGAATCGTCCACAGCGCATTGGCCATATCGAACTCTTCCCAGCGGGCCCAGCGCAGTTCGTTCGTGCGCGGAAAGGTGCGCATCATAAGTTGCAGCGCGTATCGAGTCTCGGGACGGCCGTGGTACTGCATGATGCGCTGTAGCAGCAGGGGCAGGTCCTCTTCATCGACGTGGGGGTAGTGCTGCACCGGAGGTCGCTCTTGCAGGAACTGGCGCAGCCCGTGCGTGACATCATTGTTGGCCAACCCGACCCCGCACGCATAGCGAAAGACCATGCCGACAGCTTCCAGGACCCGTGACGCCATCTCGAGTGCGCCGCGGTGCTCCACCGTCTGAATGATCTTCAGCACTGCTTTCCCTGTGACCGCCTCAATCGGCATCTTGCCGATGACGGGGTACACGTTCGCCTGGAGAGCATTGCGTATCCGTTGGAAGTATCCGGCGCTCCAGCTCTTTTTGCGAACCTCCAGCCATTCGTTGGCGACAATCTCGAAGGAGGGCGGCAGGTGCGCCGCGGTGGCTATGGCAGTCAGGCCGGGGTCCACGTTCTCCGCCAGTTCCGTCTTCGCTTCTTCGCGCATCTGGCGAGCCTTGGCCAAGCTGACCTCGGGATACGAGCCAAAGGTCAGCCGGCTTTCAGCCTTCGATTGAGGACGGCGGTACTTCAGGCGCCAGCGCTTGGCTCCGCTGGGCAACAGCTCCAGGTACAGGCCACCTCCGTCGAACAAGCGATTCTTGCCGTCGGGGCTGTACTTGGCGGATTTGCATTGCGAATCGGTCAGGGGAGGGATGATCTTGGCCATTACGGTTCGTTTACCTCTTTAGAGTAGGTGGTGGGGTTGCTCAGCCAGGCAAGGATGTCCCGGCCACGCCATACCGTGCAAGACGAGCTCAACGCCTCGCCCGCCGGCGCGCGGCCTTTGATGATCCGCTTTCGCCAGGTCTCCCGGCTAAACGGGATGCGGTCGGCGAACTCGTCCCACCGGTACAGGCCTTCGGGGTGGATGGTGGGGGCGCTTTTGTGAGCCGCTGCCATTGAGTTGTTGGGTTGTGGCATGGTTCTGTTCTCCATTAAAAAACCGGCGCAAGGCCGGGCAGGTTCCATTCTTTAGCTGTCACGGCGAGCAGGGCCGTGATTGATTCGGTCACTGGTCTGGCTCCTTACGGGCTGCGATGCGGTAGACTCCTTGGCGTTTAGGTATGCGGGCGATCAGACCGGCTTTGGCTAGCTTGAATAACTCCATACTCACAGCCTGTCGTTTCTTGACCTGACCAGTTGATCGGTAAATGTCGATCATGATTTGATCGATGCTTGCGATCTCTCGTTGTCGTATGCTGGTAAGGATCGGGTTCTCTGTCTGAGTAATTGCTTTCTTGCTGAGCTGGGCCAGCAGCTCTGGCGGAAGTCCTTCAATATCTTTTTGTTTAAGCATTGCTATTCTCCTTACGCGCTGCATCGATAGCGGCGTCCCATTCTGCAGCGGTCGGCCAGCGTGGCTTTCCTTCCCGTGCCTCTGGCGGTAGCGTATCGCGCATCGCTCTTACAAACGGGGTGGAGTTTGCCACGGCCGCATCTCGCCATGCCCGATACCGATCCGCATCGACCTTGTCGGCGTCCTGCTGGGCGGGGGTGAGGTTTACCCGGCCTTGCCGGTGAAAATCGCGTAGCACATGCTGGATCAGTGCATGGACTGCCATTGGAGAGCCGAATTCAACATAGCCTTGTGCGTTTTCGCGACCGCCAACGTGTGCGATGCGCTGACCAAGGTTCATCCCGTGCGTTGGGTAGTCGGACAACCCATCAGCACCGCTTACAGGTTGCTGCACCTGGGCCGCACTTTCACGTCCGATTTCCCAAAATGGCGCAAGCCAGTGCTCGTTGTTTGGAGGTGGGTTCACGCCTTGGAAGCCGAGTGCGAGCGCGCCTGAGATTGCATCTGCGGTCAAAGCACGTATCCCTGCTGGGTCCAGGTCGAGGGAGTAGGGCTGCACCTGGACAGCCTGCAGAGCCTCAATCTCCTTACGCAGGGCTGCAATCTCCGCATCCCTTGCTGGGATACCTGCCATCACATCATCGAGCGTTTGCTGTGTGACGTCTGGCTGGGCGGCAACGGGGGTAGCTCGCTGGTTCCAGCGTTCGGCGGCATCGCCTTCGCCCATTTCCGATTGCCTAACTTTGACCCCACATCTCCGGCATGTGATGACGTTGGCATTGAACCGTTCAAATTCTTTAGCGGCCCCTCCGCAGAAAGGGCAAGGCTTTAATCGAGTTTCTGTGCTCATCGCTTCTTCTCCCTTAGCTGGGGGTAATTCGGGTTGGGGGCGGCTTTCGAGGTCACCGGGATGAATGCGCGTGTGCCGTATACCTGTGCTGCTCGTTGCAGGTTGAACGCTTCTTGCGGGGTAGACCGCGCCTGATTGTTTGTCATTGGAATAGCTCCAGTTGTTGCTGTTCACGCGGTATTCCGCGATGCTTGAGCCACAAGTCAAAGTCTTGGCCGTCGATACCGCTGGTGCGGCATTTCAGGCGTCGGGCGAGAATCGCCAGCCATTCGGCACGGATCTGCTCGTTCATGGCTTTGCTTCCCATCCGTTTTCACCCCAGGCCACACAAGAGCGTTCCAGCTCATGGCACAGGGATGCATATCCGTTATTGAAATGACCGTGAGTGCGTGTCTTGTGCAGGAGCACGCGCACCTCCTGGTCATGGCGAAGGGTAAAAAATTGCCCCGGCTGAATATGCTTCAAGCGGGGCAGGGGTTTGTTGCTGTAGGCGCTTTGTGTCATGCGACTTTCTCCCGAGGGGAGATCTGCTGATCGGAGTAGTTGGCCTTGACCAGCGCATGGGCCAGGGGCGGGCAGACGCTGTTACCGCACATGCGGACTTGCGCCGTTTTGGTGAGTGGGCTGCCGTCAGGCTTGCGGTCGATGATGTACGAGTCAGGAAAGCCTTGAGCGCGGTAGAGCTCGCGTGGTGTCAGCATGCGCAGGCCAATGTCCACGATCTGATAATCGACGCCATGGACTGTCACCAGCCCGAAACGATCACGGGTGGGGATTGTGTGTAGAGGCTCGTGCAAACTCACCCCATCCTGCTCATTGCCGTAATACTTCACAAGGAACGAGCGAACCTCCCCAACATGCCCGCCGCCGGCTGTCAGTGTCGGCATTGGTTCATCATGGCTCTGGCCGAACTGGTTATTGCGTAGCTTCACCAGGTGGCTTGTCACCAGACCCATGGTGTTACCCGTAGAGGCGCGTTTGGGTGTGCCACCGGCCGTAACCGTGTGCAGTGGTTCATCCAGTGATGTGCCCACACTTCCGACCCGGAACTTTGTGATGTGAGCGGTAATCAAGCTGTGGTGATCCACGCTAGTGACTGTGCCGATAGGGTCTTGCAGGTCGCTTCCCACCACGCCGGTGTAGTGCTTGGCCAAGAATGCAGTCACCATTCCCATAACGTTCCCTGTGCTCATGCGTTTTGTCTTGCCACCGGCCGTAACAGTGTGCAGCGGCTCATCCAGGCCTGTGCCTACCGAACCAGAGCGAAACTTGGTGATGAAGCTGACGCCACCCGGCACGATGAATGGGTTTTCCGCCTCAATCACATACCGCATCACACCCTTTGCAATCCGGCGACAAGTCGCATCCGCCAGCGGGCGCTTAATTCCTAGAGCTCGCCCTTCCTCCTGAGTGAGAAAAATACTTGGGCACGGGATGGACCAATCAATGATGTCCGAAGCAGGGCGCCAGGCCAGCTGGCCCTTGGCTGGCTTGGTAAAGTGCGTCTGCTGCGGCCAGACGATGGGCAGGCCATCACACCGAGCAACCATAAAGAACCGCTTCCGAATGGTGGGAGCGCCGTAATCGCAAGCCCGCAGCTCCTTGTACTCCAAGCGGTAGCCGAGGGCGCGAAGCTGCTCTTTCCAGAGCTGGAACGTCTGGCCCTTACGCTCAGGGCACGGCATGCCGTCATCAGTCAGTGGCCCCCAGGTCTGAAACTCCTCCACGTTCTCGAGAATGATTACGCGGGGGCGCACGGCCTTGGCCCACTTGACGACAACCCAAGCCAAGCCACGGATACGTTTGGAGACGGGCTTGCCTCCCTTTGCCTTGCTGAAGTGCTTGCAGTCAGGACTGGCCCACAGCAGGCCGACTGGCCGACCGCGAGTAGCAACGTGTGGATTGATCTCAAACACATCACTGACATAGTGCTCGGTCTGAGGATGGTTGATGGTGTGCAGGGCAATGGCCTCTGGGTCGTGGTTGACGGCAATATCAACGTGCCGCCCCAGGGCTTGTTCCAGCCCGGTGGAAGCGCCACCACCGCCTGCGAAAAGATCGACCGTGATCTCCGAGTCGATGGGCAACAAAAACTGCTTGGTGGTCATGGGTTGATCCTGGAAAAGAGAAACCCCGGTTGAGTAAATCAAGCGGGGTTATGGGGTATTGCTGTAGTCGTGATGCGTCATAGGGGAGGCATCCTATGTTTTAGCCACAGAGGTTCGGCTATGATCTCCGTGGCTATCGGTAACAGAAATTGTGTGGAGGTCATGAATGAGCTTTGATCAGAATGCGGAAGCCCTGATAAACCCACCTGGTGTGAGGTTTGAGTACACGACTGAGCAAGGGGAAAGGAGAGTGTGCGGCATTAGTGAGGCTGCACTCGAGATAATTGGAGGTGATTCAGCGGTTAGGGCTGGCTCACATCGCTTGGAGATCTACGAGCATCACTGGGAGCTGATTCACGGCATTGCAGACCGTGTAATTGACTCAGGGAGGAGGATGATTGTTGCTTCCGATGTGGGGTAGCCCGCTTAACTGGCTCGCTCGCCACCCAGCACTTCGACCAGGTCGCTGATCATCTTGGCCAGCTCTGAAGTCATCAAGGTCATGTCGGCATCAAAGATTTCGTCATCGTTGACGGCCGTCACGTCTTGTTTTTCAGTCAGAATGTCCAGCGGGGCCACGCGTTTGACGTCCAGGGCATCGGTCAGTACAAAGCTGATGCGATCAGCCCAGGTCATGGCTAAACGGGTGCATTGCTTGCCGGCTTCAACGTGCTTGCGCACTTCGTCAATGTCGGCGCTTTGCTTCACGTAGCGTACGGCTGCACCGCTGTCGCCGGTGGAGCGCAGCTCGGCATCTTGGTCAATGGTGAAGTTGGCGGGTGCATCACCATCTGCCAGCCAGGCCGTCATAGCGCCAGCGGGTGACCATTCGGTATACAGAGGCTGCACAGGGAAGGGCTCCACGCTCTTGGCGAACAGGCCGAGCACCTCATCACTCTTAGCCACGGCAGCGGTATCAATGACAAACCAATGGTTTCGTGTGTCGATCCACACCATGGTGTCGCGCTGTACAGCATGAGAGCGGGGCATCAAATCAATGATGATCTGCTCTTTGATTTCCTTCATCTGCTTGCGGCCTGGCTTGTAGCCTTGTTGCTCTTCGATTTCACGGGCCTTCTCGCGTGCCGCCTGGTTGACCACAGCGCTCGGCAGCAGTTTCTTTTCAGCTCGATGGCGAATCAGGTATTGGCCGTTAACTTCATGGACAAGCGGACCGTTTTCACGTACCGCAGCCCAGCCTTGGCTGAATGGTTCTTGGCTGCCGCATGGCTGAAACGCCTGTTTTTCAAGCACTTCGTGCAGCTCTTCGGTAGACATTGAGAAATTGGGGGCGAGTCTAAAGACACGCAGGTTTTTAAGCCAGTGCATGATGGGTAATTCCTTTAGGGATAAGCTATGCTCATGCAGGTGTGTAACTGCATGTATGGGTGGGGAAGGGGATGAAAATTAAGTGGAAAGAGGGCTACAGCGCCAGCACTCAACGTAAATTTGGTGTACTGATTGGGTTTGTTTCAGGTGCGTTTTCGGTTTGGTTTATTTACGGTATTTATACGTCTTGGGCAATGTTTGCTAAAGCACCCTGGTGGGATGTGATGATAGCTGTGGGCACTGGTATAGCTGCCCTTGGTACCGTTGCCGCATTACTGGTAGCGGTCAAGGCTCCTGAGCGAATATACAAAAATGAAAAGCGTCTACAGAAGGGTATCCACAAAGAAGAGTTAGTAGCGTTGGAGATATTTATGCAGGATGTATCAGCACAGCTCTTTAAAATTGCTAATCCAGGTGGATATCTTCATGGTTACTTGGAAAAACATGTGATGGCTGCCACTGATGAAGAGCGCCAGAAATCATCAAAAGATGTAATGGAGAAGCTTAATGTCCTATCGATCCTATTGCGGCGTTATCTAGAACAGTTTGAGCGGGTTTCCTGGGATGAGTATCCGAAAACCATACTTGCTTCTGAGATTGTTTCATTTGTGAATATATTAAAGTATGTTATCGACGCAATTGAGGTTATGAAGAGCAACTTAGGAGAGAATGAAACATTGAAAGGTCATCTCATGGAACTGAATAGGGTGCTATTGTCAGTAAATAAGAAGGTAACAGGCGGGAAGTATGAGGGACCTAGTCTTGTAGTCCCTGATATATATTCAAGGATAAAGATAAGGGCTTAGCTGTATTAGTTACCTTTTTCGCCCAGCATTTGCATTAGCTCGGCGATGATTTCCGTGGTGAAACGCTCCTGACCGTCCTGGCCTGTCCATTTACGGGTGCGCAGACGACCCTCTACGTAAACGGGACGGCCTTTACGCAGGTACTCACCTGCAATCTCAGCCAGACGGTTATAGAACACCACACGGTGCCATTCCGTTTCCTCGCGTTTTTCGCCAGAGGTACGGTCCTTCCACTGCGAGGTCGTGGCAATGGAAATATTGCAGATGGCCGAGCCTTCTGCGCTGTAGCGTACTTCTGGGTCGCGGCCAAGATTGCCCACCAAAATGACTTTATTGACTGATGCCATTTACGCAGCCTCCAGCAGGGCGTCCCGCAGTTCGTGCTGATACTTGGTGACCGTCCGCTCGAACTCCATCAAGTCAGCCTCCAGCGATTCGATCTGGTTGTCGTCGCGCTCAATGCGGATGATCTTCATGCGGCCCAGGTCGTGAATCCACAAGACCAGATCCACCCATTTGCGTCCAAGTAACCACATTGCGCCATTGCACTGATCTACATAGGCGGCAATATCGCCGTTCACAAAGGCGGTGAACAGGGTGTCGCTGCTGACCATCGTCTTGATTTCAATGATCCCGTCATCGCCTACTAAACCGTCCACGCTGACCCCAAACAGACGGTCAGGCGTTGTGATGAAGCCTGCCTCGTCAACGATATGGCCGGTCTTGCGCTCATAAACGGCACGGGCGTAGGGCTCTTGCTCGGTGCCCAGGCGCATAGCACCGTTCACAAAGACTTGCATGGGCTCGCCGCCTTCGCGTTCTCGCGCCACATCCATGGCGTAGTCCAAACACTTCTTGGATGGAGCACCGCTTTTCAGGCGGTCGCGGCAGTCTTTGAATCGGCTGCCGGTGATGACGCCCTTGCGGGCCTGGAGCCATTCCGGGGTTCCTTGCTCGGCAGTGTGAATGAGTAAGCCTTCCATTATTGAGCCTCCGTGAGCATCTTCTTCTTGTCCGAGACGGCCTTTTTGAAGGCGTTGTAATCGGCAAGGTTGTTGGTTGCGTAGATGATGTTGCCGCCTTCCTGCCAGATGGTTTCCAACCGTTCCAGCGTTTCGGCTTTGGCTACTTCACTGATCCACTCGTCGCGCAGGTCTGCGCTAATCTTCGAGTTCGCGCTGCCTTGCCCGTCATCGTCGTCACCTTTTTCAGAAACGCCAGTAATGGCCTTGAGGGTGTGACGCTGCAGGTAAGTGACGGTGGATGCTATGGCCTGGATGTTGTTCTTGCTCCCGCTTTGGTCCGCATTGGCCTCAAGGGACACAGAATCGGTATGGCCCTGGCGGTGTTTGAGAATGCAGGTTACGCGGATCAAGTCTTTCTCTTGATGGGTTTTCCAGCTCCAGGCGAAGCCATGTTTTGAAAGGGCAGGGCCCACCGCTTCGACCACATCGGAAAGTTCTGCGTGCTTGTAGTGAGTGCGCCCGTTCTTCCCGGCGAAGTCGACCGTTTTGCGTTTGATGATTTCGACAGCTTCGGACTTGAATGCAGCCAAGGCATCGTTGAAGGCCTTTTCGGCCTCGCGCTCTTCCCAGCGTTGCTGCAGGTTCATCATCTGCTCCACCTGGTCGAGCGTGGCGCCTTGTTTCATGGCGGCCATCATCATGCCCATGGGGGAGTTGGCGGGTACTTGATCTACCGGCGCGGTCAGGTCGCGCTGGGGAGCTTCAATAATCTCTGTGCTCATGGTGTCCTCAATATTGGATTCGGATGTTCGGGATCAGACCCTTGGCGATCAGAATGACGGCCTGCTTGGCGCATGCGTCGGGCAAGCCGTTTTCGATGAGAGCTGTCAGGGCAGCATTGTTGATGCTGGCCTTGTGCGCGATATCGGCTTCGCGGCGGCGCTGTTCGGCCTCTTCGGCTGCCTTGGCGTCGGTTTGGCGCTTGATTTCTGCCTGGCGGGCGGCTTCGGCGGCTTGTTCGGCCCGCGCAACTGATGCGAGCCGTTCAGCTTTGGCCTGTTCTTCGGCTCGGCGCTGACGTTCAGCAGCGTCTTTGGCGTCCTGCTCGGCCTTGGCCTGGGCGGCTTTCGCGTCTGCCTCGCGTTTTGCGGCTGCATCGCGTTCATCCTGGGTCTTGGCTTCCGCGTCGGCTCGGGCTTTTTCGGCTGCTTGGCGAGCAATCTCGGCCTCGCGGTCTTTCTGCTCCTGCTCGGCCTGCTTGCGTCGTAGCTCAGCCAGTTCTGCCTGCTCGGCTTCGTACCTCTGGCGCTCAGACAGGGCAGTGTTCAGGATTTCTAGCGCCTTGGCTTTGACCCGGTGAGCCTCAGCCTCAAACTCTTCCCGAGACTCGCCAATTACCTCGGCCTCTACCGATTTGATTCGCAGGCGAAGTGCGTCCGAATTAAGAGCACCAACCTCTCGCGCTTGAGACGCCATGCCCTCCAAGCCATTCCTGTGCATTGCTATCCGGTTGGCCTCTGCTTCCTCCCATTCCGTCAACGGCTTGCGGACCTCGTCGCGTAGCGAGTCCATCTTGGCGTTCCAGTCCCTGCGCTGTGCGTCGATCTGTTTCGGTACTTCTTTGTATTTCGCCGACAGCGCGGCACCCATCTTTTCAACAGCCGTCTTTGTACGCGTTACCTTGTAGGCGTCAGCGGCGCAGGCTTCGCGGTCCTTGCGGATTTTCATGTCGTACACCGTGCCGCTGACCTTCTCGCGCACCTGCTCTACATAGTGATCCAAGCCGCCAGGTGTGGTGAATGTTGCCAGCGCCGTGTCTTCCGATGGCAGCTCAATCAGTTCTGTGGATTCGTTCATGTCATGCTCCAATCGCTCGGGCCGCTAAGGTCGGGCCGAAAAAAAGCAGTCCGCAGACTGCTATGGCAATGAGTAGGGTTAGGGGCCAGCCCCAGGGCGGGGTGCTGCTATTTGGTGCGTAGCATCCCTGGCCATCGAAAGGGTTGCGGCGGCGAGTGCGGGGGAAGCCGGGGTTTTGGTCTGTCATGGCTGCCTCCAGATACTGAGAACGCCCTCAATTCCGAGTGCGATAAAGAAAGCAGCGCAGCAAAAGAACACCGCAAAGATGAAAAACTCGATCAGCACGGCAGCGCCTCCAGTTCTTGCTGGGTCATGCAGTTATGCGTGGTGTCTGCCCAGTCGCCGATGATTCGTTCGCGTTCGGTGCGTAGGGTAGGGCGCAGGCTTTCATCATCAAGCGCAGCAAGCAGCTTGGCGGAATAATCAAAACCTGCCGAGCTGGACACCAGAAGCGCATTCTCCATTTCCTCGATCAGCCCTATGCGGCTTACTTTTTGAGGAATCGATTGCAGGGTCCAGGCGATGTTTACGTACAGTGTTTTGCCGTACAGGCAGTTGCGGATCTGCTCCGAGATATAGGCGCGGCGGCGCTCCGCCAGCTCGTACGCGCATACCTCGCGTTCTGCGATAGCGTTCATGTTTAGCTCCGGGGATTGCGCCGCGTCCGGCGCCATTGAAAGGGGAGAGGGTTAGCCTGCGTCTGCCGCCGTCACTGCATCTGCGCAAATGCCGGTATTGGCGGGGTCCGGGGTTCTATGCCCTCTAGTCGCAGCACTCCCGTCGCCCATGGCGTGGGCGGGGCTGATTTAGAATTGGTTGAGGGAGTGGGAATGCTGCGGCTGGAGGGTGCGCGCTCTTGGGCTTTTGTCCTATTCGCTGAGCTTGGGAGCCTTAATGATCAAGTACTGTTATGATCGCCTCGCTCGAATTGCTTTTTCTTTATTAGGGTGTTGTTGAATGCTTACTAGAATTTTTGGATCAGTACGACGTGAGTATTTGCTTAGGGCTTACGTCATAGGCCTAGCTTTTTTTGCCTTTTTTGTTTTCATGGATTACCAAGCAGGCTGGCCAGATGGTTTTTTTTGGAAGCGAACATTCCCAGGCTTAATTTGCTTGGCACTGTTCCCATTTTCGAAGCTTGTTTATGACGAGTTAAAGCGTTTTGTGCTCGGCGATAACGTTTTTTTTCTGAACGCCTTAGTGATGCTCATAGCTAAATTCATCATTAACTTCGCCCTGTTTCTGTGCGCTTGGTTTGTTGCCCCTCTGGGTATTGCTTACTTATGGTACGTGTCTAGATCGCGTGCTTAGTCTCCTTGTCATCAAGGCGGGCCGGGCTTGATTCCGGCTCGTTCGATGGCACGAGACAGTACAAATGGGTCGCTGAATGTGCAGTGCATTTCCGCTCTCTGCTTGTCTCCTCTGTCAGCACTGTTTTAATCATCGTCTTTCTCCTGCTTGTCATGCTTGCCCGGAAAGTCGCTGGGCCAGCGCATCGGCTCTGGTTTATTCATAGGTGGCTCCGGTTGCTTTGGCGATGGCGGCACGTAGGATGGCGGCGCAATCTGCGTAATTTTTCTGCTTCTTTGGGTTTGGCGTGTTGAAGCACACGGCCTCTATGTAAGACAGGGCGATTTTGCATCCTTGCAGCAACTTAGGCGCGGCGGCGATCAGGCGGGCGGTGTGCTCATCTCGCTCAATGTTCCAGCCGCTCAATCGGGCCACTTCGTGAGAGATGCAATCGTTGGGGCCTGGGGCTCGTATTGACCAGTAATCTTTCTCGCGCTTGTCGTAATCTGGCTCAGAATCGCTCGGCGGCTCAACAGTCCACGGTCCTGGCGTGTGTTTGTGTTCCATGTCTATCTCCTATTTATCCGTCAGTGCCCTGAGTCAAGGCACTGGTGGATAACCGCTGCGCTCCTGGCTACTCCCAGCTGAGCTGGCTCCAGGTAGCGCAACGTTCTAAATCCCCACGTCACGGGTTGTCCGTCTCACTCTTTATCAGGGGGTGTGGGGATGCGCCCTGGGCCTAGCCGTGCGCGTTCGCACCATTGGCCTATTTATCGCTTTGCTGATTTTTAAAGAGCCCTGCCGTAGCAGTCGCAGCCTTTGCTGCTGGCGCTCTCTGTACCGTTACTGGGCTGCCCTGAGGGCTAGGCTGTTCTGCGGTTTTGGTGAAGCGTTGGAATGAAGTGTAAGAGTGCTAACAGATAATGTCAAGCATGCTAACGTATTTATCGTAAGAATGCTTACGCCAAGATTGAAAAAAAAGCCCGCATTAGCGAGCAGGGGAGTGTGGAGCAAGGCGCTCAGTCGATCGGAGTGCCGCTCTCAATGCCAAGGATTACGTCAATTAAGGTGCGGCGAAGGCTGGTCATGATGCGAAGCTTTGCATCGTCTTGTAGTGCTGGTGAAAGCCAGGCGGCCTCCGCAGCGTCAATGACAGCACAGCTTTCTTCGAGCCTTTCTGCTGCAGCCCGCAGTAAAGCTGAAAGGTCGGCCGGCGGCTTGGTGTTCTGGTTACTCGTCATATCGCAATGCTCTTCTCTTACAAGTGGGCGTTTTAGATACGCGCTCTGATTCGTGGGAGCTACGTGGAGCGCATCAATATGGCGGGGCAGGGGAATATTTCTACTGTATATCTATACAGTATTTAAGGTCAAGGTTATGCATCTAACCGCTAGGCCTGGGTAGACTGGATCTGTGAAGTGAAAATTCGCACTATTGTGCGCAGCTGGCTTGCTAGCCTAGGGCTTCATCAATCAAATTTATTGATCATTAGGAGATCGATATGAAGCTAGTACACGCATCTATCCACACCATGAAGACTATCGACGGGCATGATATTTGGTATGCCAGGCTCGGCTATCAAACAGCACGAGGGTATCTGGGCCAGTCTATGTTGCTGAGTCGGTTAACCCCAGAGATGAGGGCGGTTGCAGAGTCAGGCGAGCTGATGAAGCTTGGGAAGAGGACACCATAAACAAGAAAGCCCCGGGAGGGGCTTTGGTGCGTATTGGAGCGCGTGTAGGCTAGCCCGTTCGTGCGGGGGCACCTCTCCTGTTGTTGAGTATGGCTACTTAATTTGGTGGCTAAGGCATGTATTCTGAGAAGGCCCTGAGCTCGCTAGATATTCTATCGCGGAAGGCTTGACGTAGTGTTGTAAAAGTGCTTGATCTTCCGCTGCTGTATGGTAATATTTATGTACGCCGCGACTGCGTCGATACTAGCAGGATTAGGGAGAAATCCCTGACGCGGCGCCGAATTCTTACCAGTCACCCTTTGGGAATTTTATAACGCCATAGCCTTCAATTCTCCCGACTGGAGACGTACGAAATGACCCGCGAATCTGTCCAAAGAATCGCGGGTCATTTACCTTTTTCGCCCTGAAAACTGCCCCGGCCACCATGTCTGCCAGTTGTATTCCGACGCTTAAGTGAGAAGGGGCGATGAATAATCCCTCAATTAAATTTGAGTAGTTTGATGTGACTGTGCGTTGGGTGGTTAACAGTTTGTGGTGTAGCTCACGCAACCTTTCGTCGTCTTTGGGCGCCCTATTATCGCAGACGATAATCCCATAAATCCGGCTCCCAACCACCTTTTCCAAGTCTTGTAGATAGTACTGAAACCGCTCGGTTATTTGCTTATACGAATACCAGTAAAGGTCGTCTGCATCGTTTACATATGGCAATTCATAGGCAAGCCTAACATTCACCACCGCGCAGATAAGCCGAATTGACTTATATTTGCCGATAAGCTCATACAGCTTCGTTCGGATCGCCTCTTTTTGCTCTGCGGACATATGACTAAGGGGGTGTGGCTTTGCTCCAGTACGAGATGGAGCAAAATAGCGCCATTTAATTTCACCATCGATGCCACCTTGCGCTTTAATCTGCGCTAAATCCTTAGACAGCTTAGGCCACACGTCTTCAGGTATGACAATCCCGCCAAGCACGAAAATCGGCGCATTTGAGATTTTATCGGGTGGAGGGGGCGTCCCAGATTCGTCAATAAACAGTATTTGCAAGGCTTAAATCTCCACCTAAGTCCTTAATAGAATAAAAGAAATTCTACGTCTCATCTTTATGCGGCTGCTTATTTCAATCAGGCCGCCATTCCCCAAGGCGCTCTGTATCTAGTCTTATCGTGCCATGCAAGGCAATTTGGCTAGACCGCTCGCAGAGCTAAACGTCGCCTTATCTCTTCCTGCTCAGTCCTTCTTACGTACAGCCTCCCTGGGCTGGGTAACGATTATGGAGCCCATGCTCACTCTTCCTCTGACTCGACTCTACGAGAGGAGCGACGGAAGTTCTCGTCATTTTGGCAGTACATCAAGGCGTCTCGTAAGATGCCAGCGAGTCGGTACAAGTCTTCCGGCTTGTTCAAGATGATTCGACCATTTTTGCCAATCTCTAACCCGGCCCGTTGAGCTTCCATATTGTGGATTTCGGTCATTGGCTCAATGAACTGAATCGCAGGGCGTCGCTTGTCACCCCAGAAGCGGAAGAGCCATCTATTCGATTTCCCACCAGAAACCACAGAGAAGTATGTCTCAGTGTCTCGCATGGACAAATCTTCGCCTGGAAGAATTTCTTGGCAGATCTGGTAGAGCTTCTGCTCTTCTGGTGTCGTGATTATCTTTTCGTTGTCAGGGTCAATGATCGGCGCATCTTCGTCGGACAGCACGACCACTGGAGGCGCTTCCTCGGTTTTCTGCGGTCGTGAAAGGCTGGTGGCGACCATTGAGCTTACTGATTGAGCTACTGCCTGGACCACCAAGGGCTGAATGCTTTCCAGGAATCGCGCATTAAGCTGTCGTTGGATGGATGCTCGTGTTGCAACATAACGAACAAAATCCACATCGCACTCGCGCAGGGAGGATGTGATGGCCTCTCGGAAAGATGACAGGTAAATGTTCTCTTCAGCCATAGCGCGTAGCGCGCCTGCTTCCAGCTTATCGTGATGAAAACGGAATAGTTGCTCCGCAGCATCCTCCTGCGGAGCCTCAAAGTCGACAGTCAAGAATGGATCTTTGTCCATGATGTTTCTGTTGACCAAGTCAGTGAAAAAACGCCACTCCCTGCCGTTTGTTATTGCGGCAACCGCCACCTCTGGGGTCGCGTTGTAGTACCTGGATAGCTGAGGGCAGTGGTTCGTCAGGTCTTGGGCGTATGCCTTGGCTTCAATAAAAAGTACAGGCGTCCCATTACTGAATAGCGCGTAATCAACCCGCTCAGTGGCTTTCACCCCAGGGAAGTCAGAGCCATACTCTGCCTGAACTTTAGTTGGGTCGTATGGGCTGAAGCCAAGAATATCAAGCATCGGGAGGATCAAGGCTTGCTTGGTTGTCTCCTCCGAAATGCAGTGGGCACCAACTTTGTTCACATGCTCAATATGTGAACTGACTCGCTGTATAAACCGTTCCATTGCCTCACTCACAAAACAATAATATTTAAAATTTCTGGTTACTTTATGGATAAAAAATATGGGGCCGTATAGACCCCATGTATCCCTATTCGATTAGAAGCCAACACTCAACTCAGTAACTCGACTAGCGTGACGTTTCATTGTTTCAACCCTCGTCCTTTTTTACGTCCAGACCGAGCTGGGCTGCAGACAGGAGGATGGCGGTTTCAAGCTGCATACGCTCTCTGTCTGGGTCTAGAGCGCGAACCTTTTGATTATCGATAGAAGAGAAGGGCCAAGACTCCGCTGATACGCGGTCTTTAGCTGTCTCTGGACCAACGCCTTTGGCTATCCATAGCGCGCTGTAGCCCGTCTCCCGCTCTAGGTTAAGAGCAACCTCCACATCACCAATCGTGTGGATGATTTTGCTTCCTTTCCCGGCCCACTGAGAAACGGCGGAACGACTCACCCCAGCCGCCTTGGCCATCTGGGTGTCATTCCAGGCCATTACAGCCTTCAATTTTTCGATTCTGTCTTTTAGTTCGCTCATATGTAAGCGCAATTACACTCTATTTTGGTAAAAGCGTGCTTGCATTGATTGCGTAAGCGCGCTAACATTTGCGCATGAAGAAACAACATGCCATCCAGCTACTAGGCGGCTCTGTGAGTTCCGCCGCTTCTGCTATCGGGATCATGCCTCAGGCAGTTACCCAATGGCCGGAAGACCTGCCTCCGCGAATTGCAGATCGCGTAATCGCGGCAGTTGCCCGACAGAACCCAAAGCATTGGCCTACTGCCTGGAAGGCGATAAAGGAGCGCGCCAATGTGTGATCCAGAAAAGCGAGAGCCGATACCCATCGGCCCCACAAATATTTAGTGAAGGGTAGAGGCCCCGTCCTCCCCTAAGCCGTGAAATTCATTCCATTGCAGTCGATCCAGCACGCCCTCTACATGAGCCTCTGTTGGGTATTCAAACATTTGCCTGGCCAACTCCGTGGCACGGCCCAGCAGTTCCAGGCGTTCAAAGTCGATTTCTTCATCCATGCCGGTAGTGTCCGGCGTTTGATTCTTAGTTTCCATTCGTAGTTCCTGATACGTAGTTCCATCAAGCATCGTAGCCAGGGCTCGGAACAAGCGAAACGCTGAAATTACGAGGGTTTCAAGGTAATGACCTGCAAATACTCAAACACAGATTGGTTGGACGTTCTCTATAACAGCGTTCGCCGCACACAGGGAAGCGTCAATGACGCTGCCCGTTTTTTGACTGAGCGACGCGGCAAATCTATTCATCCCGAGAGCCTACGGGCAAAGCTGCGCTCACATGACGATTCCATCAGCGTGGAAATGGCTCTGATGTTGACCGAATGGATGGATGAGAAGGCTGGTGGGTCTGAGTACTCAAGAGACTGGATGCAAACCATGGCGGTCGAGCAGGGCTTGGCTGTTGATGTGATTCCGCCTGCGCCTGCCGGTGGCTGGCCTGATGAAGTTGCTGCACTGCAATCGAAGGTCATGCAAATAGCGGCACTAGCTGGGAAGATCGCAGGCACCACAGCGGAATCGTTGATTGATGGTCGGATTGACCAATCAGAAAAGGACGCGCTTGCTGACTTGTTCCGCGATGCTCGCACGATGCTGCATCGCGCTGAACGAAACCTGTACAGGGCCTAGCCATGAACAGAGATACGTTCCCTACACGCCGAATCCTGTTGCGCACTGAGATGCAGCGCCATGCAGCCCACGCCATGATCAACAGCATGCCATTGGATGATAGTAAACCACTGGAAATCATTGGCAGAGAGGAAGCTAAGGCACGCAAGCTAGATCAAAACGCGCTGATGTGGGTTGGGCCGCTGGCGGACATTGCCCAGCAGGCCTACCACCAAGGCCGAACTTACAGCGCTGAGATTTGGCACGAGCTGTTCAAGGTGATGTACCTGCCAGAGGACGACGACCCAGAGATCAATCTGTTGGTGAAGGAGGGTTATCGGAAGTGGGATTACCTGCCAAATGGCGACCGGATTTGCGTTGGTAGTACGACGAAACTAACCGTCACAGGGTTCTCTCGCTACCTTGAGCAAGTGCAGGCGCATGGAGCCTCTATGGGCGTCATCTTTCACGCGAATCCCCGCGAAAGGATGGCGCGATGAGAGCGTTCAACAGCACATTCAAAGCCCCGACAAAGCCTATGCAGCGTGGCACATGGAAGCCTGCCAAGCCCAAGGCGATTAAGTCACGCGGTATGAAGGGCGCGGCAACCACGGCGGATCAGAAGCGATTCCACAGCATGATGGCCTCGCTCGGCTGCATCGCCTGCCATCTGGATAAGCGCTATCAGCCAGTCGTGAGCATCCACCACATTGACGGCCGCACCAAGCCGGATGCGCATTGGCTCGTCCTGCCCCTTTGCGCGGGGCATCACCAGGATGGAACGGGCGCGCCTGGACTGGTTGCCATCCATCCCTGGAAGAACAAGTTTGAGTCGATTTACAGCCCACAGCGCAATTTGCTGCGCCTGTGCATACAAACACTGCTGGACCGTGGCGCCGTTGTTCCTGATGGCGCTCTGAGGGCGGCAAATTTCATTGTGGAGGCGGTATGAAAAAGCTGCCGTGGTTCCGTGCTTACACGGAGATGGTTGACGACGAGAAGCTGCGCTTGCTGGCTTTTGAGGATCGCTGGCATTTCGTGGCCTTGCTGTGCTTGAAGGGGCAGGGCGTTTTGAACAATGACGACCCGCTGATGATGCGTAAGGTCGCCGTCAAGTTGGGCATCGATGCGCGCACGCTGGAAGATGTAGCACGTCGCCTGGCTGAAGTTGGCCTGGTCGATCAAGAGACGCTGCAGCCTTTGAATTGGGATAGCCGCCAGATGAGCAGTGACACTGACCCTACCAATGCTGAGCGCCAACGTCGATATCGCAAACGCAAGCAGGACGAGGAAGCAGCAGAGATAAAACAAGAGAATGAACAGAGTAACGGGAGCGGTAACGCGTTACGTAACGGAGACGTAACGCCGCTAGATATAGATACAGATAAAGATAAAGAAACAGATAAAGAAGAAAAGATAAAACCGCGTGCACGCGCTGCCGCGCCTGCTATTGATTTTTCGAGCTGGCCTGCTGAGCCGAGTCCCGAAGTGGTGGCCGACTACCTGCGTCACCGAAAAGAAATTAAAGCCCCGTTGACGCAGACCGCTGCAAACCGGCTTGGGACAGAAGCACAGCGGGCCATGGCCATGGGCTACAGCGTTGACGACTTCCTGGCCGAGTGCATGCTGCGCGGCTGGCGGGGAGGGAAGGCCGAATGGCTGGAACAGCGCTCAACTCCAAAGCCGCCAGGCCGTATGCCGACTCAAGCAGAGCGTAATGCCGACTGGACAGCGCGGTTGTGGAAAGGGGCCGCACCGGTTGAAAAAGACATGGGAGTGATCGATGCAACTGCAAACTAACTGCCAACCAATGCCAATGCCGCAGGCCTGGATTGACCGACTGTTCATGCGTTTGTCCGTGATGTATGGGCAGCAATTCGCCGCTCAATGGGCTGGCGTGGATGAGAAGTGCATGAAGGACGCTTGGGCCCAAGAGCTTGCCGGCTTCACTGGCGACGAGATCGCAGCGGGTGTTGATGCTTGCAGGAGCCGCCGCTACGTACCGAACTTGCCTGAGTTCATGATGTTGTGCCGTCCAGCCTTGGACCCAGCCACAGCCCATGCGGAAGCAGTGCTCGGGATGCAGGAGCGCAAGCGGGGAGAGCCGGGCGAGTGGTCACACTCAGCGGTGTACTGGGCGGCCGTGAGAGTTGGTGCCCATGACCTGCTGAACCAAAGCTTTTCTGTGATCCGTGCCCGCTGGGAGAAAGAGCTGCGCGAGAGTTTCGCCAAGGGGGCATGGGAGTCTGTGCCAGCTCCGAGTTTGGCGCTGCCCGCACCTGGTGCCGATGTGACTTGCAATGCTGAGGCTCAGAAAAAGATCGAATCTATTGCTGCGCAATCACAGAAGCCCCGTAAGGATTCCAAGGGCTGGGCCCGGAAGATTCTGGAAAACCAGAAAGGTCGATCCCCGACTGTTCTTGCCATGGCCCGCGCTGCGTTGTCGGAGGCCGCATGAAACGCAAGTACGGAAACCGTAAGACGGTCATCGATGGCTACACCTTCGATTCAAAGAGGGAGGCCACGCGATACGGCGTGCTCAAGATGTTTGAGGCAACTGGGCAGATCGCCGACTTGGAGTTACAGCCAAGGTTCGAGCTGATCCCCAAGCAACGCCGATCGGACGGCAAGCCTGAGCGCGCCTGTGAGTATGTGGCCGACTTCCGCTACACGGACACCGCCACTGGCCAGACCGTTATTGAAGACGCCAAGGGCATGCGCACACGGGACTACATCATCAAGCGGAAATTGCTATTGCAGGTCCACGGCATTTCTGTGCGGGAGGTTTGATATGTCATACCCAAGTTGGATGTACCAGGACCCGTCCAAACATGTTGATTTTGTGCGCCGGAAGCGGCAAGAGCACCAGGAGCGGAAGCCCGAGGCAAAGCGGGAGCGGGCACGGGAAGGGTTGAAAGCATTATTCGGGGAGGGCAGCCATGCAAAAACTGAGCGGCGATGATTTGCTTTGGAACTGGGCTCGCTGGTGCTGGTCCGGGGAGACGGTTGGGAACATGGAGCGGTACGTGCCGTGGGAAGACGACTACCGCCCGATCAACCAAGACCACGCCCAGGCCGTGGACACTCTGTACCAGCGCCTGCCACTTTATCAGGCCATGGTGGTGCAGGCCGAGTACACCCGCAAGAACTCGCACTTTGGCAACCTGTCGGCGTCTGAACGCCTGGTGGTGGCTCGTCGGTGGATTCGCCAGATCACCGGAGCCATCTTGCGGGACGAGGATTACAAACGGCACCTGGAAGGATTCAGGGCCAAGGTAGAAAAGGAGGTATTGCAGTGAAGTATGCGTCGGAGGTGATTGACTTGCTGGCGGCGTATCCGAATCGGGCCTTCAAGATGATTCAGATCGTGCGTCACGTGGCTGACGGCCATCCAGAAAGCCCTAAGGAATGGGAGCGTGTTCGCAAAGGGGTGCGCCGTGTCCTGGACAGCCTGGAAGAGAGCGGGCAGGTCAGTTCAAACCGGATTGGGGCAGCGAATGGTGGCTCCGCTCTGTACCAGTGGAAACCGGGACATGAACTTCTGGCAAACCGGGACAGAAACCGGGACAATATCAGCAAGCACAACTGTGCCTATAGGTTTTGAACAGGCCCGTCAGTCGAAAGATTGAGCGGGCTTTTATTTTTTGCGCGATGGGTTGGTCGGTTCTTTTGGGCGACCGAATCAGAGCGCAGAGAAGATTGAGAAATACACTGCCGAGAAGCCAGCACTTAGTACTGCAATCGCAATGCTTAGTGCTCGATCAACTCCGCGAGTTCGCCAGGCTAGCACAAGCGAAAGCAACGTAATGATCGGAAGAAGAACAATGATTGGCATTATGTAGCTTTTCCAATGGGAAGAGCCTGCGATGTGATTACTCAACGCAGGTAGAGTGTGCCCGCCCATCGAATGATCGGCGGGTATTTTAGTTTGGTTTAGACGGTGGAAGCACAGGTCTAAGTTAAGCTGTAATAAGCCTCGTAGGCTGTTAAAGAGTCTGCCTGTTCTCTGTGCGCTTTGTTGCTCAGGGATGTTTTTTTGTTGTCGTGGGAGTTAATGAGATTGACTCATCCAGGCTGCATTGATTTCTTCAGCGCTGCCATCTTGCACGATTTTCTCTAGGCCAAAGTTTAATTTATTAAGCAAAGCCCCATGCTCATTTTTATTTACAGCCAAGGCTAAGGGCAGTTTTAAGAAAAGAGTGTCTGGTAGTTGAATGGTCGATGGGTACTGCTGCTCAGCAAGAGCTGAGCCAACTTGTAGGTTTAGGGCTGCGACCTCAACATCTTTGTCAACAAGCTGTTTTAGGCTTTCATCGTAGTTGCTTGTAACCAGAACAGTGCTTGCCGGATAGTTCTTCATTAAGTAGTTAGCAAGTGGCCCGGTTTTAGGAGTGGTGATTTTCTTGCCTTTTAGCTCGGCTTCATCGAAAGGCGTTTTATGCGGTTTGAGGACAAAAAAAGCGCCGCCTGTCATAACAATAGGCGAGCTGAAGTCATAAGTTTTTGCACGCTCCGCGTTTATGGCGATAGGAAAAATTGCGTCTGCCTTGGTGTTGATCGATCCTTGGATATCAGCAAATGGAACTGGCACGTAATTAATAGTGATATTTGCCCTTTGAGCCGCAGCGTTCAGCAGCTCTGCAGCTAGCCCGACAGTTTTGCCATTTTCAACGTATATGAAGGGCGGGAAGGCTTCATCGTGGGCAACATTTAATACAGCATTTTCTGCGTGGGTAGAGCAACTCATTAGAGCCAGGCTGGCACCGACTAAGTGGATCAGGTTGGATCGTTTTTTGTTTAACAAAATAGCCCCTTTAGTTTTTGTAGTTGCGAGAACGTCTCCTAGAAAAAACTATAGGCTTAAACTTTCCCTGCTGCAACTATTGCCCTAAAAGGGGGCGGAGCGTGTTCGGGGCAATCGGTCTCCGGGCGATTTTTTGGATGAAAGAAATGCCGCAGCCAAAACAAAGGGCAGCGCCAGACTGGGAACGTATAGAAGCGGATTACCGGGCTGGCCTGCTGTCAGTTCGAGAGATAGCCGCATCCCAAGGAATCACTGAAGGCGCTGTACGTAAGCGTGCCAAGCGAGATGATTGGACGCGAGACCTTCAACCGAAGATCAAAGCTAAAGCAGATGATCTGGTACGCAAAGCAGAGGTACGCACTCCGGTACGCACGGAACGCGAGGTTGTTGATGCCAATGCCCAGGTCATCGCTGATGTGCGGGTCTGTCACCGGAGGGACATAGTACGCGCTCGTAATCTAGCCATGAAGCTTTTGGATGAGTTGGAAGTCCAGACCGACAACATCGATCTGCTGGAGCAATTGGAAACAGCGATTGCTGGCGAGGATGGTTCTGACGGCCTGACCCGCGTATTCCAGCGCGTCACGTCAACTTCTGGCCGTATCGACAGCGCTAAGAAGCTTGCCGAGGCCATGAAGGTGTTGGTCGGAATGGAGCGCGAGGCATACGGAATCGTGGATGCCGCTAAGGTGGAGCACACCGGGAAAGATGGCGGGCCTGTCGAAGTGGTGCACATGACGCCGGAAGCCATCCGGGAAGTGATGGAGAAAGATGACTGCTGAAGATGGTGTCCGGGCCGCAATGTGTAAGACCGATGGCCTGTACTTTGCCCGATACTTCTTTAAGCAGCGCATGGGCAACAAGATGATCGTAGCCCCACATCACAAGGTGATCCAGCAAACGCTTGATCGTGTTGTGGCTGGTGAGATTACCCGCTTGATCATCAATGTCCCGCCTGGGTACACAAAGACGGAGCTGGCGACGATCAATATGATCGGGCGCGGCCTGGCGCTGAACAATCGCGCCCGGTTCATGCACCTGTCCTACTCGCATAACTTGGCGTTGCTGAACTCAAGTACGGCGCGGGGGATTGTGAAGTCACAAGCTTATCAAGGTATGTGGCCCATGGTGCTGCGCGACGATGCGGACAGTAAGGCCATGTGGTGGACTGAGCACGGCGGTGGCGTGTATGCGTCGTCCGCAGCCGGTCAGGTCACTGGCTTTCGAGCCGGGCACATGGAGCCAGGCTGGCAGGGGGCGTTGATCATTGACGATCCGGTCAAGCCTGATGATGCATACAGCGACACGGTGCGCGGCGGCATTAACGACCGATTCAACGAAACGATCAAATCCCGGCTGGCGATTGAAACCACGCCGATGATCGTGATCATGCAGCGGATTCACTACCAGGACCTGAGCGGCTATTTGCTGCGTGGCGGGTCTGGGGAGAGGTGGCACCACCTGAATTTGCCGGTGATCATCGACAACAGTTTGCCGTACCCGGAAGAGAATACACACGGTATACCGATTGATCATGGCCTGCCTGACGGCTGGCTTTGGCCTTTCAAGCACAACGAATCGCACCGAACCGCGCTGTTTTCTCACCGGCGAACCGCAGAGGCGCAGTACATGCAGCGTCCACGGCGGTTCAATGCTGAGGGGGCGCTATGGACTGAGGCGCTGATTACAGCAGCCCACGCCCTGCAGATCAGGCATGAGCTGGTACGCACAGTGGTGGCGGTTGATCCAGCCACGACAGCGAGCGACGAAAGCGACGAAACAGGCATTGTGGCGGCCAGCTCCTATGGGTCTGGTGATAGCCGTCAGTACTCGGTAGATGGTGACTACAGCGGCAAGTACAGTCCGAACGGCTGGGCGCAGAAGGCCATCGGTGCATACGAGCAGCACAATGCCGACGCTATCGTCATCGAGACGAACCAGGGCGGCGATATGGCTGAGTCCACGCTGCGTAATGCAGGATTTAAGGGCCGCATCGTCCGCGTCCATGCCAGCAAGGGCAAGTTCGCCCGAGCTGAGCCTATCTCAGCACTCTACGAGCAGGGCCGGGTGGCGCATAAAGGTGCTCTGTACCTGCTAGAAAACCAACTTATGGAATATGTGCCAGCAACGGCCAAGAAATCGCCTGACCGGCTTGACGCCATGGTCTGGGCGCTGACTGAGCTGGGCGGCACACAAGCCGTGGGCCTGATGATTCCAAAGCGCCTACTTCAAGGCAGATAAATGGCAATTTTTAATGTTTCAGCGCGAGACGGCAGCGTTTCGCTGGTTATCCGTGCACGCTGCATGTCCTGTGCGCGGCAATTGGCGGCTGATCGGTCGCCTGTGCATGAAAAGCGCTTGTGGCGTGATCCTGATCTGTCCAGCGTTGATCTGGTCAGCCATCCGGAGCGCCTGGGCTATTTCAGCGAAGGCATGAACGGGATACTTAAGCGGGTTACGACATGACGGCAAGCAATCTACAGCTGGCGGTGAATCATGCCATGCATGACGCCGCGTTGGCGCGTGCCCGCATGAACCTGCTTAATCCTTTGGGCATGGGGCTGGACGATAAGCGGGCCGCCGCCTGGTGCGAGTATGGCTTTAAGCAGAGTCTGGACTTCCATGATTTCTACAAGCTGTATCGCCGCAATGGCTTGGCCAGTGGTGCAGTAGAGAAGCTGGCCGGGGCTTGCTGGAAAACAAATCCTTGGGTAATCGAAGGTGACGAAGAGGATGAGTCCCGCAAAGAGACGGCCTGGGAGGGAAAAGCAAAGCGAGTTCTGACGGCCCGGTTGTGGCGTCGGTTTCGTGAAGCCGATGCCAGACGTCTGGTTGGCCGTTACTCCGGTCTTGTCTTGCGAGTCAAGGATAGTGGTAAGTGGCATGAGCCAGTGAAGGGCGGACGCAAAGCATTGGAAGAGGTGGTGCCTGTATGGGCCGCCTCTTTGAAGCCGCGTTGGGACACTAACCTCAACTCTGATAGCTACGGCAAGCCGATTATGTGGAACTACGTAGAGCGTGGCGCCAATGGCCAGCCTGGCAACAACATAAACATCCATCCTGACCGAGTTTTTATTCTTGGTGACTACTCAGAGGATGCGATTGGCTTTCTGGAGCCCGTCTATAACAACTTCGTTTCACTGGAAAAGGTGGAGGGCGGCTCGGGTGAGTCGTTCTTAAAGAACGCAGCCCGCCAGCTCAACGTCAATTTCGACAAAGAGATCGACTTCAATAATCTTGCCTCGATGTACGGCGTGTCCGTCAATGATTTGCAGGAGCGCTTCAACGAGGTCGCGAAAGAGGTTAACCGGGGCAACGATGTGCTGCTGCCGACGCAGGGAGCGACGGTAACCCCGTTGGTCTCAGCGGTCCCAGACCCAGGGCCAACCTACAACATCAACCTGCAGACCATTTCAGCCGGCCTGGATATTCCAAGCCGCGTACTGGTCGGCAATCAACAGGGCGAACGCGCCAGCACCGAAGACCTGAAGTTTTTCTATGCGCGCTGCCAGTCACGCCGCATGGATCTGTCTTTTGAGATCGAGGATTTGGTTGACCACTTGGTGCGCATTGGCGTGCTGGACGTTACCGGCGAAAAGACAGTGATGTGGGATGACCTCACAGAGCAGACCTTTGCCGAGCGGCTGGACAACGCCGCGAAAATGAGCACGATCAACCAGACCGCTTTGGCGACGGGTGAGGAAGTGTTCAGCAACGACGAGATACGGGTTGCTGGTGGCTTTGACCCAAAAGACAGCGAGCCGTTAGAGGAAGGCGACGATAAGGACGAGGATGGCGACGAAACCGAAACCCCCGATCCTGCCCCGTGATCTGCGTGACCCGACTGGCGTAGATACGCTGGAACGGCGCGCAATGCGTGACTTCAATGTGCGCATCAAGAGGGTAGCCAAAGCTTACCGTGCTGCGCTGAATGAAATACCAGTTGAGCCGGTGGTTAACCGGCGCTACCAGTTCCGGCTGGATACGTATCTTTTGCGCACCTTGCTGGCCAGGCTGGATGCCATCGTTGCCGAGATCCTGCTGGAAGGTGGCGACGAGAATATCTGGCTCTTTGACCGGTATGTCGAGGTTGCGGCTACACGCGGCACGGCCCAGGTATTCGCAAATCTGTCTCAGCAGTCCGCAGCGTACAGGGGCGGGCGCATCTCATTGCAGGAGATTCTGCGCAGTGAGCCGCATCGCCGCCGCATGGCCTTACTCAGCGCCCGGATGGCCGAGGAAATGAAGGGTGTCGTCGGTGACGTGAAGTCAAACATGACTCGGGTGCTGACTGAGGGGATAGGGCGCGGCTTGAATCCCCGAGAGGTGGCAAAGAACCTGACCGCCCAGGCCGGTATTGAGACACGGCGGGCGCATCGGGTTGCACGCACTGAAATCACCACGGCGCTACGGCGTGCCAAGTGGGACGAGGCCAGCGATGCTGAGCAGGACTATGGCCTACAAACAAAAGAGCTTCATCTGTCTGCTTTGAGCCCAACAACGCGGGCCACCCACGCAGCCCGGCACGGGAAGCTATTCACTCGGGACCAGGTGCAGGACTGGTGGAGCCAGGACGGTAACTCAGTCAATTGCAAGTGCACGACAGTGAGCGTGATGGTCGATGACGAGGGGGAACCGGTTGTGCCTTCGATCATTCAACGTGCGCAACAAGCAAAAACCAATATGGAGAAACGAGGCTATGCCTGGTCAGACACAGAATAGCGGGCCGATGCAGGTCAATGTGACCACGCAGGTCAACAGCCGGCAGATTCGTAAGATCACTCACAACGGACGAGAGCATTGGGTTCTGCCCAGCTACACGCTGCCTGCCAACGTGGTCATGAACGGCGGCTTGTACCCGGCCAGTGAGATCGATGCCCACTATCAGGGCCTGGAAGGAACGCTGGCGCCGCTGGGCCATCCTCAGGTAGATGGTCAGTTCGTATCGGCGTTTAGCCCTGAGGGTATCAATGTCGGCCATGTGGGCGCATTCAACCGCAATGTGAAGAAGTCCGGCAACCGTGTCTACCTTGAGAAGTGGGTGGATGTAGAGGTTGCACAGCGCACCGAGGAAGGCCGGGCGTTGCTTGAGCGCGTCGAAGCCCTGGAGCGTGGCGACGATGTGCCGCCCATCCACACAAGCGTGGCGGTGTTCCTGGATCGCCTGGAAGCGAACGAAGATCAGAAAGCGGCCGGGGCGCAGTGGGTCGCCAAGATCAAGAGCATGGACCACGACGCCATTCTTATGGATGAGGTGGGGGCGGCCACGCCGGAGCAGGGCGTTGGCCTCATGGTTAATGCAGATCAGGCCAAGCCGTTGCAAGCCAATTCTGGCGCGTTGGTGGGCGAATCCTTCCGGGAGCGTGAGCAGCGCTTGGACCGAGCCGCCAAAGAGCGTTTCGCTCAAGGCACTGACGAATATGCCTGGGTAGCCGACTTCACGGACAGCCAAGCCATCATCGTGCGCAACGGTGGAGCCGCTGAGGTTTATGGATACAAGACCGAGGCCGGGAAGATCGTTTTTGACGACACCGGCGCGGCTGTTGTGCGCCAAGAGTCCTGGGTGGCGGTAGTCGCCAATAGCATCAAGAAAGGCGCGCAGAAGATTTTTACCCCGCAGGCCCGGCCTGCAGTCAACAACAAGGAGGGCGAAATGCCTCTGACTCCCGAAGAAAAGGCCGAGCTGACCAGCGACATCAGTAAAGCCGTAACCGCCAATATTGGCCAAGCCGTGGCAGACGCCATCAAGCCGGTTTCCGATGCCGTGACGGCACTGCAGGCCAATCATCAAGCGTTGTCCGACACACTGACCGCAAACGCCAAGGCCGAAGAAGCCGACAAGCGTAAGGCTGTGGCTGCCGTGCATGGCGATATTGTGGCCAACGCGTTGTCCGGTGAAGCTCTGGACGCCATGCACAAGTCCCTGGGCACCGCTGCACCGCTGGGTGCCGGTCATATCGAAACCAACGGCAACGCACTGACCGCTGATGTCACTGCGCTGCCCAAGGAGTAAAACATGAGCCGATACCGCCGTGTGAATATCGATGGCAAGTCCATCACTGAGACCCGTGTGGCCGCCGCTGCGCTGCTGCCTGGCACGTTCGCCGTCATTGACGCCAATGACAAGTTCGCCCAGGCCGCTGCTGCGGTCGGTCGCGTTTACGTCGTCAACTGCGCCTATCACCAAGGTCTGAGCATCCGCGATGCGGTCCCAGCTGGTGATTCCGCCGTCGGCGATTACGTCGAAGAAGGACGTGAGCTGGCCGTCCTGTGTCCTGCTGGTGCGTACAAAAAGGATTCGCCCATCAAGATCGGTGCGAATGGACAAGGCGCTTTGGCTACCGACGACACCGACACTGTGATTGGCTACAGCCAAGACGAGGTGACGCTGACCGCCGCTGACTTCATCCGCGTGCGCATGCGTGTCGGCACTGTGGCTGCTGCGACCACTGAGCCCTAACAGGAGAAACACATGTTTTTTACCCAATCGGCTATTGCCGCTCATCCCCGATTGATGGGGCACCTCCAGGCGTTGCAAGCCAATCGCAATATCTGGAACAACCAAGACGCGGCCTTGTTGGCAGCAAACCGTGCCGTAATGACACCGGAAATGCTGCAGGCCAACGCACTGGCAGGTCTGGGCCGTGAATTCTGGCAGGAAGTGGACAATCAGATTGTCTCTTACCGTGACCAAGAAACCGGCATGGAAATTGTCAATGACTTGCTGGCCGTGCAAACGGTGCTGGACATCGGCAAGACCGTGAAGTCGTACAACATCGCTGGCGATATCGCTGACGATGTGTCGATCAGCATTGACGGCCAGGCGCCGTACTCGTTCGATCACACCGAATACGACAACGACGGCGACCCGGTACCGATCTTCACGGCAGGTTATGGCGTGAACTGGCGCCACGATGCTGGTCTGCGTACCGTTGGTATTGATCTGGTGCTGGACTCTCAGGCCGCCAAACTGCGTAAGTTCTACAAGAGCATTGTCAGCTATGTGCTGAGCGGCTCCGAGCGAATCCGTGTGGATGGCAAACCTGGCCAAGGCCTGAAGAACCACCGCAATGCGGTCAAGCTGAACCTGGGCAGCGGCGTGGGTGGCGCAAGCATCGACCTGACTACGGCCACGCCACAGCAGATCATCGAATTCTTCACCAAAGGCGCTTTTGGTCAGGTAGCGCGGGACAACAAGGTAGAAGCCTACGATGTGTTATGGGTCTCACCACAGATCTGGGCCAACCTGTCTCAGCCGTACCTGATCCAGTTGGGTACGGGTGGCGGCACTGTTGCTGGCTCCGTTCTGGACGCTGTAAAGAGCTTCATCCCTGCTCGGTCGATCCGCCAGACGTTTGCTCTGAAGGACAACGAGTTCATCGCTTACCAGCGCCGCCAAGATGTGGTCTCCCCTCTGGTTGGGATGGCAGTAGGCACTGTGCCCCTGCTGCGCCTGCGCCCGCAGGACAACCACAACTTCCAGATCATGTCGGCCATGGGCTTGCAGATCAAGCGTGACGGCGATAGCAAGTCCGGCGTGCTGTACGGCGCTAATCTGAGCTAAGGAGATAGGAATGGCGAAATATCAAGTCGTTCGTGCTTGGCACGGGGTAACCGTTGGTCAGGTAGTAGAGATGGAGAAGGTGCACCCATCTCTCAAGGCCAACGTCATCCCGTTGACTCAAGCTGCTCCTGTCTCCGACGAGGCCGGTGATCTACTGAAACAGGCCAAGGCGGAAATTGATGCGATGCGCGAACGCGCCCAAGCCGAGCTGGCGCAACGCGTGGAAGAAGCCAAGCAGGAGACTCAGGCCGAGGCGGACCGCATTATCAGTGAAGCAACAGCCGAAGCTGAGCGTATCAAGCAAGACGCACAGCAGAAGGCCGGGGAGCTGACGCCAGCAACGCCAGATGCGGGCAGTAAGCAGACGAAAGCCAAGTAACCGCCATCCAGGCGGTTTTTATTGCCCGCTGGCTTTTTTGCTGGCGGGCAGTTAGTTAGAGTGCGCAGCCAATAAGGGGTAGTATGCATTTTCAATACTAAACCTTAGGGGAGGTCCACATGAGTGCAGTAGAAAATCAAAAAACGGCTGTTTTGAGTGGCTGCAATTTATATCGTTACGAACTTATTCGAGGCGATCTATCAGATCCTCTAGTTTTTATCATGCTTAACCCAAGCACAGCAGATGCTGATGTAGACGACGATACTATCGAGTCATGTTTGCGTTTCGTTAAGGCGAATGGCAAGACGGGTCTAGTCGTTTATAACTTGTACGCGCTTCGCAGTACGAGCCCTAAGGGCTTGTGGACCAGCGAAGACCCTGTCGGTGTGGAGAATGATAAACATCTTAGCGAGGCTGCTAAGAATTATAAAAATATCGTTTGCGCTTGGGGCGTTAATGCACGAGATGATAGGGTCCAAGAAGTGGTGAGTCTTCTGAAGTCTAATGGTGCAAATTTACTTTGCATTGGGAAAAATAAGCATGGATCGCCCATGCATCCTCTTTACAAGAAAGCAAAGCCGCTGGAAATGGCATGGGATGTAGATTCGTAAATAAGAAACTATGAAACAAACAGAACCGCCGATAGGCGGTTTTTTTAATGAGGCATCCAATGCTGAGCGAAGATCAGGCTAGGCAATACCTAAAAACACAGGGCGTCAACAATGTGCCTGATTTCATCTTGGCCGCCTGGATTGAACTGGTAAACAGCGTTCAAGGGTGCCTGGACGAGCATTACACGCCAGCGGTAGCGCTGCTGATCCAGTCCTATCTGTTGGCCCTCATGGCTTACGGGCAGGGTGATAAGTACATCAGCAGCCAAACTGCACCGAGCGGTGCGTCCCGCTCCTTCCGATACCAAGGTTTTGCCGATCGGTGGCGCGGGATGCTTGGGTTACTGCGTGGCCTGGACAAGCATGGGTGCGCCACAGGACTGATTCCTCCTGACCCGACAGTCCAGGCCCATGGCGGCTTGTGGATCGCCAAAGGGAATTGTTATTCCGGGGGGCTCTGATGAGCGAGACAGCCAATTGGAGCTACACCAACACCGCCACTGTGAAGCCCTATATAGGCACGGACGAGTGGGGCGGCAGCAAATACGGCGAGCCTTACGAGATCACCTGCACCTGGGCGGCCAAGTCGGAGCAGATGCGTGATTCGCTGGGTGCGGAGTTTGTGACTCGCAATCAGATCTACACCGAGGACAGGAGACCGCGCTTTCTGGACCTGATTCAACTCAATGGCTCGACTGAATGGCAGGAAATCCGGGCCGTGACCGGCTGGGATATGTCCTTTTTCGATGAAGAGCCAGATTTTCTACTGGTGACATGATGGCAGTCCGGGGAATCAAGCAGGTTAAGAACAACATGCGCAAGCTCCAGGCCGAGATCCAAGGGCGCAGGACAGAGGCTGCCGTGTACGCGGTCCTATCCCAAGGGGGCGCGGCTGCCGCCACGATGACTCCGGTGGATACCAGCACCCTGATCAACAGCCACTTCGTGGAAATCAAAGCCGATGGCGACAAGGTGACTGGCCGAAACGGCTACAGCGCCGAGTATGCCGCTGCAGTTCATTCCGCGCCTGGTGTGCTCAAGGGCCAGGAGCGTCCCGGAAACCGGGGTCAGTACTGGGACCCGAACGGCGAACCGCACTTTTTGACAGCGGGCTTTGGCCAGATCGCCGCAGATGTGCCGCGCATTTTAAGGAACGCATACCGTGCTTTTGATCGACGTTCGTAACTGGGTGGTGGCGGCTCTGCCGGCAGATTACTTGGCGATGTTCTCTTGGGTGGAATCATCCAGGCCCGAGGATGCCACCAGCCGCTACTGCATCGTCCAGCAAACAGGTGGAGCTGGGCCCGTCGTTGAAACCCGCTATCCACGCTTTCGTGTGGTGCTCCTGGGTAAGCGCAATGAGCGTAGCGATGCCCAGAAGATCATGGAAGACATCGATGCACTGCTTCAGACGGCTATGGGCGATGCCGTGCCATGCGGTGCCGCCAGTATCCGAGCAATTACCGAGCCTGTCGGCCCGGGGTTCACCACAGAAAACCGGGCATGGGCTCAGGTTGATTTTGAGATCATTATTTAGGAGGGCCAGATGGCTACCTGCAAGAATCAGAAATTTGTTGGCCGGACGGCCATTTTGGAATACGCCATCGGTTGTGGCGATGAAATGCCCGCAGCGGCAGACTGGAAGCGCCTGGGCGCCATGCGTGCCAAAGAGCTGACTATCGAATGGGAAACCACTGATGCGACAGCCGATGACTCCATTGGCGCACTGCGTGAGAACCTGGCTACGTTCCAGACCTTGAGCGTATCTGGTGACGGAGTTCTGAAAGTGTCCGGTACTGGCGCTGCCGCCTTGATCGCGCTGACCAAGCACGTCATCAAACCAGAAGCGACTGGCGGCGAGCCTGTGGCCTGGATTCGCCTGACATTCCCAGACCTGACGTTCACCTTCTTCGCTATTGTGACGAACATGTCGCGCTCTGCGCCTTACGACGATGTAGCCACCTACTCATTTGAAGCCAGTGCGACCGCGAGTGACTTTGGCTTGATTGCAGAAGATACGCCAGATCCTGACGCGCCTGCTGTGGACACAGTAGTGGTTACACCAGCCACAGCCAGCATTGTCGAAGGCGTAACCCGACAGCTGACTGCTGCGATCACGCCCACCGGCGCGGCCCAAGGCGTGATTTGGTCGTCCTCGAACACTGACACGGCAACTGTCTCCCAGATGGGGCTGGTCACTGCCGTGGCAGCCGGTACCGCCACTATCACAGCAACCAGCACGGCAGACTCGGCTAAGAAGGGAGAGTGCGCCGTTACGGTGACCGCATGATGATCCTTACGGATGTCGGTGAGGTCGGCGTCCACGTAGGCGAGCGGGTGCATATCCTGCGCCCGTCGCTCTACGCGATGTCGCAACTCGGTGAGCCACGGGAGATTGTGGAGCTGTTTGCCGCAGTGATGGGTGAAGCTCCAGGCCTGGTGGATGCGCTGGCGGTCGTGCTGGCCTGCTCGGATGAGGATTTGTCCGAGCTATTTGGTTGCATCTCTGCCGAAGGTGAAAAGCTGACTTACGAGTCAGGGTTAGTTGGGTCTGATGCTGTTGTGCTACTGGCCCGCTGTCTGCTCAAGCACGGCATTACGGGCTCGTTGCCTGAACTGCCCCGGCCGGCCGATCAAGAGCCGGAGTATGTGCAGGAGTTTGATGCTCGTTCTCATGTCGCTATGGCTATGGCGCATCTTGGGGTTTCTGAACGGGACGCCTGGCAGATGACCATGACCGGCCTAGTAGGGGCGCTACGTGCGAAGTTTCCGCCATCGCAGAATGATTCGCCTGGCGCAAAAGCTCCTAGCAAGGCCGAAATGGAAGAGGCGCTGGCTTGGCATGATCGGGTTCTGGCCGCCAGGGCTTAGCGTTGTCTAGCGTGGGCTTGCTACGTTGGGTAATATCTCCTCATGCATAAAGGGAGATAGGTGATGAGTAGATTTGTTTCCAGCTTGGGGCAGCTGGTAGGTGCTTTGGTCGGGCTGGCTCTGATTGTGGCTGGGCTGGTTTTTATGTCAACAAATACTGGGCCAGGCGGTTTGGTTGTTTTAGTGTGTGGCGTGTTGTTGCTGCCACGAGTATTCCCAAAGCTCGCGTCAAGGTTCAAACCTCAGCATCAATTTCTTATTGGAGTTGCATTGGTTGTTTTCTCCTTCGTGGCTGGCATTGTGTGGAAGGGGGAGCCGCGCGAGAAGGTAAGTGAACTTGATCGTTATGTTGCAGCCTTAGAGAAAGAGCAGGCCCAAGAGAAGGCCAGGTGCAGCGACACGATAATGGCCTATGTGATGTCTCAAAATTTTGTAAAGGCTAAGCTGGTCGCGCCATCTACCGCAAAATTCCCGTCGTTCTCTGATGTCAAAGTAACTAAGTCAGGTGAGTGCAAGTTTACGGTGCTTGGATATGTTGATTCGCAGAACTCATTTGGCGCGATGTTACGGACCGCGTATACCGCTGACGTTCGATACGATCGTCAATCAGGGAAATGGGCGCTTGAAAGCCTAGCCATGTAGTTGCGTAAGTTATTTTGCAATAGCCACCTTCGGGTGGCTTTTTTTATGGAAGTTTGAAATGGCCGAGAACGCAGGCACGATTTATTTCACCGTCGAAGCTGAAACGGCCAAACTGATTGGCGAGCTCGGTTCTGTTCTGAAAGGGCTGGACTCCCTGGGGGTGGGATTCAACAAAACTGATAAGGCAGCACGTCAGACGGAAATGAGGCTAACTAAAACAGCTGCTGCCGTGCGTGGACTTGGGGGGGGCGCCCATGTTGCCTCTGCTGGTCTGGACTCGCTTACTAATGTTCTAAAGGGCTTTATCACCCTGAAAACTGCACAGGTTATGGTGCAGATGGCGAACAGCTATAACGAGATGACTGAGCGCGTTCGTATGGCTACGCGCGCAGGTGCGGACTTGAACGCAGTAAGTGAGCGGTTGCTGGATACGGCAAACCGGACATATCGCCCGCTATCGGAGGCTGCTGAAGTCTATATTCGCGCTGGCTCTGCATTATCCTCCATGGGCAAGTCGACCTCGGACGTCTTGGACGTGACCGATTCGCTGTCTTTCGCATTTGTGAAGAATGCCACAAGCGCCGACAGGGCGGATGCCGCCATTAATGCTTTCACAACCTCGGTGAACACGGGGAAAGTAGGCGCGCAGGCGTGGCAAACAATACTGGCTGCGGTCCCGACCATTGTCGATGATATCGCAGCCTCAACTGGGAAAACGGCCGCTGAGATTCGGTCGCTGGGCGTGCAGGGCAAGCTTACTGCGGATCAGTTGGTTACTTCATTGCAGCAGTCACTGGTTTCCAATCGAGATGCAGCTGACAACATGAAAACCACTGTGGCAGACGCAGCCCAGGCACTGAAAAACAATCTCACCGTTGCTATTGGAAAAATAGACCAAGCTACCGGGTCAACTGATCTGCTGTCAGGTGCGCTGGTTCGTTTCTCTGAGGCGGTTCGTGACGCAGACATTGTCGCCATTGTGCGCGAGATAGATGCAATTACGATTAGCGTACAGGAAACGGTTGAAGCGGTTTCTGAGATGGTTGGGGAGTTTAAGAGCGGCACTGATCAAATAACATCTTATCTTCCTAGGGGCTTTGAGCAGATGTTCCTCTCAACAGCCAAGGAAATAGATGGTATTGCCTCTTTCTTTCAAGGGGCGGCTGGTTCAATCCAGGCGATTTGGGGCGCTTTGGCAGAGAACATTCCGATCATGTTTGAGAATGCTTGGGCCAAGACGAAGAATGGTGCTGCTGACTTCGTAAACTCCCTGGCAGATATGATCAACACACCTCTCCAAGCGCTGGGAATGGATGGGATCGGAAAAGTGTCTTTTGGGGGCGGCGCTCTAAAGGAGACAACGAACCTAATCGACGCGGCGAAGAAGGGCTGGGACGATGCTGCCAAGGGGCTAGGGGCTTACGATAATCTTTTGACCAAGATAACTGACCGCGTTATTGACCGGTCAGCACAAGAGTGGTTTGACGATTACAACCGGGTTCTAGGTGAGGGCGAAGCGCAGACAGTGAAACTTACTGATGGCACCAAGAAGCTATCTGCTGCGCAAAAGCAAGCTATCAAAGATGCTCAACAGAACAAGAAGGCTATTGATGATCTAGCGGCTGCATTGTATTTGGCTGGCTTGAAGGGCGAGGAGTTGGCAGCAGCCAAAGCGAAAATGTCGCTTAATCCTGCTGCTACAGAAGATGAAGTCTTAGCTGCTGAGGCCCTTGCTCGTGCCCTGTGGAGCGTGGAGGAGGCGGAGCGCCAACGAGGTAAGTTCGGCGAGAAGCCGAAAGATGCAGACCAGTACATCATGGGCAGTACCTCACCGCTTTCGGGAGGCGCCTTTGATGATCAATATGCTCGGTACGAAGCAGAAGCACAGGCAGAGCAGGAGCGGTACAACGCTCAGCTGGAGCGATTGCGCGAGGCTAGGGAGCTACAGATAGAGACGGTCAAGTCTTACGACCAGCTTGAGCAGGAAGCCGCGCAGCAGCACGCAGATCGCATGACTCAAATTGAGCAAGCTAAGTACTCAATGATTCTGTCGACTGCGGGCACAGCGTTTGGTCAGATGGCTTCCCTTATTAAAAACGCCCAGGGAGAGCAATCAGGGGCCTACAAGGCAATGTTTGCGATCTCTAAGGCGTTTGCCATTGCGGATGCCGGGATTAAGTTGAACACAGCCATTATGCAGGCGATGACGGCCCCAGATGCCTTAACTCCAGCACAGAAGTTCGCCAACTACGCAGCAGTGGCATCAGCTGGTGTGGGGGTTCTCAACTCTATCTCCAGCGCCACTTTTGGGGGGCGCCAATACGGCGGCCCCGCACAGCCCGGCAAGATGTACCGTATCAACGAGAACGGGGCGCCAGAAGTGTTCAATGCGGCTAATGGTCAGCAGTTCATGATGGCTAATAGCCGTGGGCAGGTGGTGAGCAATAAGGACGCGACAGGCGGCAACGGGGGCGGCAATGTCTACATCAATAACTACGGTGGCGCTCAGATCGAGCAGCGCATGAGCAACGGCGACATCATTGTGGAGATTGATAAGCAGATTAAAGAAAAGGTGCCGCCTTTAATGGCCACTGAGGCCCGGAACAGTAACAGCCAATTCCGGAAAAGCATGGGGCAATACACAGACGTGAGGCCAAGACGATGAGAGATGAATGCCTTCTGCGATTCCCGTTTTCGCCTTTGCAGGCGAGCTTGGCCGCTAAGTTTGGGACCGGGGTTATATCTACTTCGGTTCCAGGCGGGCCAAGCCTTATGCGGCTGGATACGACGGGGAACGTTCACACGGTTAGTGCTTCGTGGAACCTGCGCCCGGCTGACTACGACATGTTTATGGGATATGTGCGCAACTGGGAGCGGTCCGGGGGTGATCCATTTCTGATCTCGCTGCGTTTGGAGGGCTCAGAGCCTCAGGAGTACAGGGCCACATTCATACCAGGATCGTTCTCCCGCCCGACGCGAAGCGCCGGAGTGTTCACCGTGGAGGCCCAGCTGGAGGTCCTGCCTAACTTCGTCTCCCCATGCAATGACGAGTGGGCGGCCAGGGCAATGATGGAGGCGGTCTTTGGTGATGATGCCTGCGAGGCCATCGATATTCTGGACAAAGTGGTTAATGAGGATCTGGTCTATGTCAGAGCATGATTTCTTCTTTAAGGCGCGAAGATCGGTATCGCGTATTGAAGGCCTGGAGATAAGCCATCCGTCTTTCTCCAGGTCTTTTTTTTTGGTGCGCAACCCAAATCCCTGGATGAAGCGCCAGGCGCTGGGCCATGGGGGCGGGGTGGTTCGGGAGTATGAGTATTTGCCGATGCGCCTGCAGCCTAAGGACACGCGCGGGGACTTGGACTTTGGCATGAGGGTGGACTTGGGCGACCTGGGCGAGATGATCCCCGATGAGCTGCAGCGGGTGATTGACGCTGGGACGAGCCATATCAAGCCCGCCGTGATTTACCGGGCCTGGCGCTCTGACAAACTTAGCGAGCCGATGATCGGGCCGATTGTGCTGCAGGCGGACGAGATCTCGCGTACGCGTGACGGATCGTCGTTTGAGGCTGTGGCACCGTATCTGAACCTAACTCGTACCGGCGAGGCCTACACGGTTGACCGTTTCTCGATGTTGCGGGGGTTCTTGTGAGCATCGATGCGCTGCTGGATCAGGTCTATGACCGAAAAACCAATAACTGTCTGCACTTTGCCGCTTCGGCTTGGCAGCAACTAACGGGCGACAAACGTCTGCATAGCGTCCGAGAAGCCAATGTTTTGGGCGTGAAGTCGGTAATGCGGCAGTTTAAGAAGGTGGCTGGCCCCACAGTAGCGCCATCCGTGGTGCTGATGGAGTCGGCCAGCGGGGATGTGCACATTGGTGTTTGTATGCGCCGGCGTTTGCTGCACCTGTGCGAACGCGGCGCTGAGTTTATGCCGTTCGAGTGCTATGCCGGGGTCTACCACGGGATGAGGTTCTATCAATGATTGTCGTAAATATCGTTCGCAACGTGCTGGAGCCTGAGAGCATCACGCGCCATGAGACTGACGATCTGATTGCCTTGTTGCGCGCCGAGTTTGGCGAGCATGCACCGGAAGGGGCGCGGTTGTATCACGAGCACGTCTCTGAATACACCGATGTAACGCCGACCAGCAAAGAAGCCGAGGACGCACTGCACGATATGCCAGGGCCGTTCTACCTGGTGATAGAGCCACAAGGCCCAGAAGTCTGGATTCCACTGGCGATTGCGGCGGTTGTGTCTGTCGCCAGCATGCTGCTGTTCAGGCCACAAATTCCGAATACAGCCCAGCGAAATATTGCATCGGAGTCGCCCAATAATGGCCTGTCAGCTCGGGCGAACCGAGAGCGGGTCAATGGCCGCATTCCGGATATCTACGGGACGGTACGTAGCACGCCTGATTTGTTGGCCGTGCCGTACTCGGTTTTTGAGAACCACGTCGAGAAAGAAATCGCGTACATGTGTGTTGGTAGAGGCCAGTTTGAGATTCACGATGTGCGCGACGACACGACGCCTGCTGATGAGATCGCTGGTATGTCGGTGGAAGTCTATGGGCCAAACACCTCACCTAATAGTGGGGTGCCACAGCTTCGTATTGGAAACGCCATCAACACCCCAGTGCTGGCGGTCAAGCGATCGAATAGCGTGAACGGTCAGGTGTTACAGCCGCCCAACTCGTCTCGGCTGGTATTCACACCCATGGTATTTGAGTCACCGAACATCATTCGCAGCGCCAATTCGGATGTGGATTTCACTGAGCTGTTTCTGGCCGGTGATGGTATTGAGGTTACAGGTGCTAAGGCAACGGCAGGTGTTTACCAGTATATTGCACCTCCGGGCTCTGCTGGTATTTCCAACAGTAATTACGAGACCGGTTACTTGACGCTGGACGGCGACCAGTCAGAGCATTGGGAGCCTGGGCAGATTGTGACCATTACCAATGGCACCTTCGTTTGGATTGGTGTGACTGGTGGCGATAAAGGCGAGCTCTATGACGCTTCTCGGAATATTAATGGTACGTACGCAATCCTTGGCGTCAGTGTCGTTGGGAGTTTGAGCAAGACTACTGTGATAGCTCTGGATATTTCACAGAACTATTCATCTTGGCCTGGCCCGCTGGGGAATGTTCATACTTCTCCCACTGGGGGGCCTACATTGACACGTCCTTCGGGAGAGGCTCTTTATGACCTGTCTGGCGCATACATCATCAACACTCTGACAAACAACGAATTAACTCTTTCAAATCCAGCGGCTGTGAACCCTGATTGGAACGTACTGGAGAACGAGTACGGCGGGGTTTCTCCCGAGTTGATTGTGACTGTTCAGGCTCAGAAAGAGCGGTGGGTCGGCTGGATGACGGTTGAGTCAGCAACCCCGATCAGCCGTGCAATCTGCAACATTATTGCTCTTAATGGCCTGTATGCCGATAACGGTCAACATCAGTATCGCCGGGATGTGGCTGTGCGGCTGGAGGCGGTACCGCTTGATGCGGCAGGCAATCCATCTGCCAGCGCCCGAGTATTTGACGGAGTTGTCCAGGGCTCGGCTACATCTCGCTCCACTCGGGCGGCCACGCTTAATGTTGATCTTGGGATGGAGTCGCTCAAGTGGCAGTTCCGCATGATTCGCACAAGCGACTCGGATACGAGCTTTGATGGCCAGATCGTTGACGAGGTGAAGTGGCGGGATCTCTATGCGGCTTCGCCGGTCAATCAACCGCATTTTGGCGATGTGACTACAGTGTTGGCATCCACCTTCGCCACCGATGGGGCACTGGCTGTTAAAGAGCGCAAGCTGAACTTGCTGGTAACGCGGCAGATCCCACTGAGAGATGGAGCTGGCTTTGCGTCTACGCTTCACTCAACACGCAATGCTGCCGATATTCTCTGTGCCATCGCCCTGGACCCGAGAATCGGCAACAGAAGCATGGCCGAGATTGATGTGGAGGGGATCTATGCCGCAGCCGCTGAGATTGTCGATTACTTCGGTATTCCGGATGCAGCCGAGTTTTGCTACACGTTCGATAAGTCGGAAATGTCTTTTGAGGAAACGTTCCAGGCCGTGGCCAACGCGATCTTTTGCCGAGCATATCGGCAGGGAAGCCAGCTGCGGCTGTTCTTTGAGCGTGAGACCGACGATAGCTCGCTGCTGTTCAACCATCGGAATACGCTGCCGGGCTCGGAGTCCCGGACGTTCTCGTTTGGCCCGACAGAAGGCTATGACGGCGTGGAGTACGAATACGTGTCGCCGGATGATGATGCGGTGGTGACGATCTATCTTCCAGACCAAAGCGCGGTTAAGCCGCAGAAAATCGAGTCTGTCGGGGTACGTAGCCACCGGCAAGGTGATCTGCATGCCTGGCGGGCTTGGAACAAGATTCAGCACCAGCACACCACTATGGAGCGGGATTGCCTGAGCGAAGCCAGCATGCTGGTGCTTGGCCAGCGTATTCTTTGCTCGGACACGACCAAGGCTGGAGAGCAGGGCGGTTATGTGACTGCTGTTGATGGTTTGGCCGTTCGCCTGTCACAGCCTATGGACTGGAGTCAGCCTGGGCCGCATGTGATGTTCATCCAAAACTCGGATGGTCAGACAGAGGGCATTCCGATCAGCTCGGCTGGTGAGGATTTCTGGGCATTGCTCAGCAGGCCACCACGTGTGCCGATTGTGACCAGCAGCGCACAGCCAACTGGCTACATCATTGGCAGCGGTACAGAGCAGCGCCAGGCAGTTCCTTTTATCGTCACGGCAAAGAATCCGATTGATGGCTTTAACGTTCGTTTAAGCGCTGTGAACTACGACCGCCGGTATTACGCCAAAGACGGCATGTATCGAAAGTAGCAACTAGAGTACTAACACCACCTAACCCGCCTTACGGCGGGTTTTTTTATGGGTAAACGAGATGGCAGAAAAATGCTTTCCGACATTACAAGAGCTGCGTGGCTTCGGCATTGATGCTGATGTTTGGCGGAAATTCATCAATGGGGAGATTGATGAGGCCAACCTGAACCGAAACGGGGTAGATGTTGAAACGCTGCTGACCTGGAAAGAGCGGGTCATGGAGATCGCTCGCCAGGCCGCAAATATGCAGACGTGCCTGACAAAAGCGGAGATGGAGGCGGCGGGTCCGCAGCCTAAAGGAACTGTCGCCCAAGTAACGAATGACCCCGATCCAGCCAATAATGGTTACTGGGTATCCGATGGCTCGCAATGGATTTGGTCAGGACTCCAGCCTTCGGACTACAGATTTTGGACTGTGGCTGATAACGTAGCTCTTTCAACATTGCTGAAAATGGGGATGTATGGGAGTGCCGCGGAGAATGATCACCCAGACTTGCCCAGTAGCTTCCCAGTTGGTGTTGGTAAGGTAATCCGGGTAGAGCGGCAACTGGATGCTGGTGTGAGTTCGTATGTCACTCAGTACCTGTACCAGACAGATCGGCCTCAGTTTCAGTGGACCAGGCGGGTATTGTCTAGTGGCGCCACGACTAGCTGGGTGATGCCTTTCGATCAATCCATTACGGGTGTCGTTAACGCAAATGCCAAACAGCTTCTGCGCCCAGGAACTTATGTTTTAACAGGGACGCCTTCTGAGCTTCCTAGCGACTGGCCCTCCGGTGCCACACCACTGGCCAAAGTTGAGCAGCATGGTGGCTTTCGGGTTACTACGTTATTCACGACCTCTAATGAGGCGTTGCGCTGGCAGTCGATTGGCGGAGGTAACTGGTCCATCATCAAAGGGTTTGGCTTAACCGCCCCTTCTAATTTCACCCGTAACTACGCATATCGTGGATTGACCGCGCAGGGCAACGCTGACGACCTGCGTGACGAAGGGCATTACATGCTCACGCAGCCGGCGACGGGGCTGCCCGCAGACGCACCGAGTGAAACGGCGCTTGTTGACGTTGAGGTGTACGGCTCATTTGCTGTGCAGACCGTGCGTTATCGGAATCATATGAAAAGTGTGTGGCAGCGGTCGGGCACCATTACAAGTGCAGGCGTTGCTACTTGGCAGGCTTATCAGAAGGTTGGCGGTGGTGACAACCCGCTGGCTGGAGCTGTCATTGCAGTGATTGGCGACAGCATCGTTGAAAGCGGGAACTGGCCAGAGCAATTGGCCTCAGCGACAGACGCCATTGTGCACAAGTTTGGCTTTGGTGGCTGCCGAATGTCGGCCTATTCGACCAGTGTTGGTCGCTATGACGGCATGTGCGGGTACGCAATTGCTACCTGCATTGGCAGCGGCGACTATACGTATTTGCTGGATTGTGCTGAGGCAGTGGCACAACCACCAACCAACGATGACAACCGGCCTCAAGCGGCGGCGTTGGCTGCTTTGGACTGGTCCACTGTTGATATTCTGGTGATTGCATTTGGCACGAATGACTGGACTCGTTCAGATCTGGATTTGGGGACTGGCTATGGCGTCGATCCTACGGGCATGACCCTGCGCGGCTCAGTGGCGCACATCATTCAATCGGTCCAGGTGGCCTACCCGAATATTCGCATTGTGTTTCAACTTCCGTCCTATAGGACGTTTGGGGGAGGGCCGAATGCTGATGAAGATGCCTGGATTGCCCGTGCAAACAATATTGCTTTGACGGATGTAAACGACGCCATTGCAGATGTGGCGCAACGGGCCGGCTGCCCGAGTATGGATATGCTCAGAGACGGCACAGTTAATGCATACACAGCAGACCATTATCTTCGGGATGGGATTCACCCACGGCCTGGGCTTGGGTTTGCGCTATGGGCAAAGAGAATTGCCGGTTGGCTGCGCTCCATAGCATGACGCGGGTTGTGGCTTATCCCCGCTAGTGCGGGGATGTCCGGCTTATCAGGAGTCGGCTTTGGCCAGTCGGCTCAAGACGGATTGATACAGCGCGACAGCGTAGCTGGCATCGTTCTGTGCACGGTTGAGGATACCGTTGGTGTCTTTCAGGCGCTGCAGTGCGCCGCTTTGCACAGCCGCTTTTGTGAGCTCAAGTGCAATTTCTTCATTCTTGCTAAGTTGTGGGGATTGGTTGTTGTTACGACTTGCCATTTGGCCTCTCCAAGTAATGAAGCCGAGAGGATAAGCCAGCGAAGTAGGGTAAACCTGTAGTCAAATGAAATGGTTTGTAAGTGCTTCTCATTATGGGGGAGAGTCTATTCGACTTTCGGGGAATGAACCCGCTTGGATTGAGTGAGTGCCGCCTTCGAGCGGCTTTTTTTATGTTTGCTGCTTTTGCAGCATTTCACGGGAGACAGCCATGCCGACCGTATTACACAAGGGGAAGGACTTGGAACCGACAAGCACGGGGACATCGGCGGCTGGTCTGGCCGTCTGGAAAGCAATGGGGGGTATAGCCGGGATGGGGGCCATTGGCGCGGGCCTAGCCACGCTGGTGGTGATGTGCATTCTGCGGCCGCGCACGCAGTCTGAATGGATCGTGGGTGTGATCAGCACCGTGGTGGCCTCGATCTCGGGTGGTGCTGCCGTGATCCAGCAGTACGAGCTGCATCACTGGGCAAACAATCCGGTAGGTCTGGTGGCCATGCTTGGATTGGCATTCGCATGTGGGCTGCCAGGGTGGGCCGTGGTGCGCTGGGCTTTTAATTTTTTCGACAAGCGGCGAAAGGCTGACCTGCTTGAAGTCATGACAGAACTGCGCGAAGGCGCGATTGGAGGGAAAACAGAATGAAGTCGTTTTTGAGTTTGATCTCGGGCCTGCTGGCCCTTTTTTTTCGTTCGCAGAAAGTGGAACCTACGCCTGCGCCGGTGGAGCCTAAGCCGCTGCGCCACCTGGCCTGGGGTCGCAAAGTATCCCAGGCGTTTCGCGACCGTCTATTAGAGATCTGCCAGATCCTGGGCGTAGAGCCAGATTACATGATGGCGTGCATGGCGTTTGAATCAGCTGAGACATTCAGCCCGTCGATTAAGAACGCCGCTGGCAGCGGTGCCACGGGTCTGATTCAGTTCATGCCGACCACTGCCAAGGGCCTGGGCACGACCACGGCGGCATTGGCGGCGTTGACGGCTGAGCAGCAGCTCGAATGGGTGCTCGCATATTTCATGCCCTATAAAGGCCGACTTAAGACACTGGCCGATGTTTACATGGCAATCCTCTGGCCAGCGGGTATCGGCAAACCTGACGACTGGACTCTATGGGATAAAGCCAGCCGGCCAACGACTTACCGACAGAATGCGGGCTTGGATCTAAATAAAGACGGGAAAATTACAAAGGCCGAGGCTGCGGCAAAGGTGTTGGCTAAGCTGGAGCGTGGTCGCCTGGCTCAGTTTCAGTGGGAGGGCACATGATCGAAATCATCATTGCTCAGGCCTGGCCATACTTGCTGGGCCTGCTGGCTCTGGTCGCTGGTTGGTTTACGGCCAAGCGGGCGGGGCGGCAGGAAGGGCGCCGCGAAGTGGAGCAGAAACAGTATCAAGCGGAAATGGCCGCAGTGGAGGTAGGACGTGATGCAGCTGAAACGATTGAGCGCTTGGGTGATGATGCTGTGCGTGATCGCGCTCGCCAGCGGATGCGCGGCACCGGAGGGTGGTAGCTACTGTGCCGCTGCCCAGCGCCCGTTTCAGTGGCGCTCTGATGCGGAGATCGACGCAACGCCAATTCGAGTGGTGCGCTATGTGGAAACGGAAGCTGAGACCTGGTGGCGACTGTGTCAGAAGTAGAGGTGCCGACTGGTTTATATGGATTATTCCCTGGACGCATGCCATCATTCCATTGGGGGGTGTTCGAGTCGGGTTGACTAATGCCTGTTATGCTGGGCTGGGTGACGGGTTATCCGCGATGATTCCTGCTGCCAAGATTCAACCGAGCGAATGCGAAATAAGCGCAAGTTAACCAAATTGGAGAGATTCCCATGGGCACCAAAATTTTTACTGAAGCATACCGTAAGCGTACCCCCCCCTCCTGCCACTCCGAAGGGCGTGAACCTTAGCACGAAGTTCCGGGGCCAACGTGTTAGCCAGGAGCGTGGTGCGCATACCCGCAGCAAGAAGAATCCCGGCAAGCGCGCACACTCGGGTTAAGTTCTGGCGGTAGTTCGCCGCCGGTGTCCTTCTGTTTACCTAGTGACGACGCTGGCTTTAGGTTTTTGTGTTTATCAGCTTACGCGTGTGTGACATCTGGCAGGGGAAGAACATCTACTCGCGCAGTTGGGATTACTAAGCGGACGCGACAGTCTGGGACTGCTAGGACCGCGGTGGCTTGTTCAGCCTCACGCGGCTTTATTTTTCGTACTGGCTACCAGATGAAGATAAACAAGCTATTTATCGGTTTATCGCCTATCCTGTGCTTATGTCCTAACATTTGTTGGGGCTGCCATTGACCAATGGAGGTCATAATGGACAAGAGAGGCAAACCGCCTAAGAAGCCAAGTACACGCAAGTCTGAGCTCACTCCGCCACAAGTAGGTTGGCCAGCTCAGGCTCCTAATGCGGGGATCAAGCGCGCCAGTGCTGCCCATGATCACAAACCCACAGGAAGAGGGGCTGTACGGGGAAGATAAACCTCGAGACTTGAAGCGCTATCCTATCCCGCTATAGAAAGGGCCTGCAATGACACATCATCGCAGGCCTTTTTGTTTTCAACTCTACACAGTGTACTAGCGTTGGAAATCCTGCTGCATACCCGGCCATAGCTTAAAGCCCAGGCAAGCACCCCAACGGTCACGCTCATACAGCCACAATGTTTTGCAGTTGGAGCATTGGTATAAAGATTTTTTAGCTTCACCAGGGCCTTGCAAGCAAGGGCCAGCAACAGCCATAAATTCGTGCTTGAGGCTGATCGACGAGGATAAGGGTAACAGCTGGCACAGAGTGCACAGATTATGTGAGCTTTGATAGGGCAC